AGCTTATCCAGGCGCTCGGCATTATCGAGCAGCACTGCGGGAGACGTGCTCCCCAGCTCCGGGTTAAAGGCCATGTTTTTGCTCCAATAAGAGGCTTCGCCCAAACGAGGGTTTGAGCGAAAGAAAGTTGAAAGGGAGATTTTTGTGGTTTTAAGCGGCGTCGCCGGGGTATGTGGCGTCGTCGTACTGGTAAAAAATGTCTTTGTATTCCGGGGCGGTGACCTGGAAAGTCCCATCGTCTGACGGCGTAATTTCTGCCACCAAACCATGCCGCGCCCGCTGTTCACTTTCGCAAAACAGCAGTCTCAGCGGCTCTACGCTCGAATCGTCATAAATCCAGTATTCAGGCTCAAGATCGGCGCTATAGGGTACAGTCAGCATGTAATCATTGATTAATGTTGGTACCAGCAAACGAGAAGCTTTGCCGTTCTGGAAGCGTAACCAGCAGCGCGGGCTTTCATAACCGCGATTCAGCGGCTCAGAGACCTGTAAAGTGATAGTTTTGTCGTCATACGTCATCGCTTCTATCAGGCAACTGATAGTCCCTGAGGTCGGGATATCATCGGCCAGCACCAGGCGATCGCTGTACTGATAGCACCATGCATCCATCTCTGTGGATGTTGAGTAGGTTCGCCGTTGGTGGATATGCTTCATCAGGCGGCGCATACCGATACGCCAGGCACGATCAGCGCTCATCACCATGTCTATGGTGTAAGACTCAATTTTTCTCGGTACAGGATTATCCGGCGTTCGGCACTGTACGGTCTCCTCTGCCCAGGTGGTGGGGTTGATATACTTCACGTCCACACCGTCGAAATCATCATCAGTCACCGCGCGGAAAGTGGTCTGCATTTCCTCAGTCATTTCCTGCGGAGTGATGATACCTGCCCAGCTCTTCACCCCTTCCCGGCCAGCAGAAATCTTTCCGTCTGACAGAAGGAAGTAGCCCATCCCCGCCTCAGTGATGCGATCGAAAACATCCTTTGCTGATGTGCTGTCGCTGTCTGCCACATAATCGAACGTCTCACCGCGCGGGGTCCAGTACGTTGCCTCCAGATGATTAATGGCCGCAATGTCAATCTGACTGTCGCTGTAACCCAGACTGCGGGCAAGGTAGAAAAAACCACCCGAAATACTGCGTGACGGACTGCCGTCATACAGCCGGGTAATCACCGCACTCACACGGCGATCGGACTGAGACGCCAGACGAGCGCCAGTTCTCAGGGTAATCCCCATCGTGGTGATGTTCTGATACCTGGTCGGACGGGCGGGCAACCTGGCTTTCAGGGATTGCCACTGCACAGAATCGCGCGTCGTCCCGCCCCACACTGGCGTGTCCCGCTTGACGCGAATCTCATAGTTGCCGGGCTGGGGGAAAATGATCCTCTCGGTATAGCCGATCATGTTCACCGTGTTATTCCCGTGTTTTATCACAACCGATGTCCAGTCCGTTGAACCTGAGAGCCGGTATTGCACCGTTAACTGCACGTCATGCCAGTGAATTTTCCCGTCCTTGCTGCCGATATCCACCAGCCCCTGCGGATAGGAGAAATTAAGCTCCACCTCTGTGGTGGTTTCCCCGTCCGGGCAGCACAAGAACGGCCCCATCCAGTCAAATGAGTCATTCACCCCTGTGACACTGGCATCGAGCAGCGTACGGGGAGTGAAACCAGTCCAGTCAGGATCCAACACAAGATTACCGGCGCTGTCCTCCATCAGCCTGCTGACGGTAATCGTCAGACCATCAACAGAACTGATCTGGTACTGGTCTCCCCGCGTACTTAGGGCTATTCGCTGTATACCGTCAGGAATACCTGAGAAAGCGGTCCCTGTAGCACTACCCCACGCCAGAGTGATAGCGGGTAATACTTCCGGTGTCCCGCCAGTAGATGCCACGCCCGCAACGTTTACGGGCGCATCACCAAATACCGCCAACGGTAATACGGTGTAAGCGATACTGTTTCCGCTGTACGGGCTGTTTTTTTCAGTTATCTGTATGCGGGTACCGTCATCGCGGGCAATAAGGCCCGAGCCGGTTAACTGGTCAGTAATGGCATCAAGCAAAGAGGACATGGTGGCGTAGTTCGCTGACAGTGCAATGACATAGCTGGCCCCTGCCCAGTTCAGCGTGAAGGAAACCGGAGAGCTGCTAAAGTCATATGTCGCTGGCGCTGCCGAAGCAGTAAGGGACGCCGCCGAACCACCCACGCCGGGAACAGCCGGAGAACCAGGCGTATAAGACGAAACAAACAGATCATAATCGTAATTCGTCCAGTGCAGACTCACCGCCTGCCCCACTGACGGATTCAGCTCCGCGAAGTCGCCCATAATAATGTTTCGACCGCTATCATGACCAACGGTAAACGTGTCTGGCGCCACAACCGTGATAATAGTTCCCTCACTCCATGATTCAGGGATCGACGTGTCGTCATCTTCATCATCATCTGACGTCTGCCCGATAAGTGAGATTGCATCCCCGGAAACAGCCACAGCATCAGCGCTGATACTCACGTTATTCGGCCCCGTCGATGCGAGGTCAAGGCCCGCAGTGCCTGAAGTGGTGCCACCGACTTCTGTCGAGTTAAACCAGTTATCCGCCCTGCGGTCGCCACTGACATCCGACCCAGGTGGATAAATCGTTATGCTGGCATCGTCTCCGAAGGCGGAAAGCGGTGTATTACCAATTTTCAAAGCATTGCGAAAATCAGCGTACTCGCCATAAGCCACGGATAAAAACATCTCAGTGCGGTATACCTGCGGATCATCCGGGTCGAACCGACTGACAGGCTGGACAAGGTAATCAGGATAAACTTTACAGCGCCCGAAGACCTCGCGAATAGGACTGCCTAATTTCGCGGTATTCGCTTTTGCAGGTGATAAATCAAGCTGGTCACCGTTGGCCGTTGACGCCCCAGATTTACCCAATTGAGACATCATGATGATACTGTAAGCCGCTGACGCTACCGCTACGGCCACCGCCGCCCAGGCAGCGATTTCAAGCCCTGTACCATACGGAACGGGGTAAATACGAACATCACTGTCCGGGCGTAAATAGCATAACGGCCATTCAGCGGGCGGGACTGGACACCCGTCAACATCGACTGTTATTGGGTGTGTTCTGTCCAACGTATAGCTGGGAACGTTTTTCCTCAGCCAGTCATGGAGGGTCATTTCGGCGTGTTCACGCTTCGCCAGCGGTTCACCCGGCAGACGTGACGGAAAAAATCGGATAGTCATTATCGCCAGAACTCCACACGGTAAAATCGACGAATAAAGCGGTTGAGGGGAAGAAACGTCACATTGGTACCGTGATTACACTCCGCAACCTGTAGTTGATTATCCAGCCAGACAATGATACCGACATGCGTCACTACCGAGCAGGAATAACAGGCTACTCCTGCTCCCTCACAGGGTTCGCAGCGCTCCAGAGAGAGCATCAGTTTTCTGGCCTCACGATCCAGTCCGCCGCCGTCTTTTGTTACCCCTGCAAAATCAGGCCAGAGGGGTAATCCGAGATCTGCGCGGATTTCATTCACAATGCCGAAACAGTCAAGATGCGGGTACACTCTCCCGCCTTTCAGCCATTTGACCGAAAGATATTTATCTGGTTGAAACATAGAAAAACCTCAGGACAGATAGCGCAGACCAGGATGATCGGCGAGGTTGTATCGATAGCGGGGCCAGGCGGTTTGCAGAATGTTCATGTAACCCGCGGTAATCTGTACCGCTACCGGTGTCCATGAACCGTTTTTTATATCCAGGGTATATGGGGCTGCTGCCGGGGCTGATAAATCCGTGGAAACATACCGTCTGAAAGTGAGTTTTGCCGATTTCTGTTCATCGAGTGTTTTATCGATAGCAGCAGAAACAACACCGTCGATATTACTGATAGAAAATTTTAAATCTTGTGTACCATCAGCATTGCGAGCCGGCAGTGCAATACTGACGGCGCAGGCTTCAAAAGTCGCTATATCGCCGTTCTCAAGAGTAACCGTGATGTCGTCATAACCCTGTGTTAGCCAATAGCTTTCATCCTCCGTAGAAATTTCCAGCGTGTCGTGGATCACTTCCGACCCGCTGCTGGCGTATAGACGCTCAAGTATCTCCATGCTTTGGCCACTCCTTATTCAGGGCGATATCGAGCAGCGAACTTCCAACTATCCATTCCGGATAATTGCCCCACGGCGCAGGCATAAGCGGACGCTCCCAGAGTTCCAGAATCGCCGAATATTTCCAGTAAATTGGGGGCACCAGCGTCGGGCCCTCGTAAATATCCGTGAAACGGCACTTGTAAAACTTAATCCCGGCGGGTGTTTGCAATCTCATCTGGAACCATGCCATTCCATCAGAAAGCGCATCCCTGAACCAGGATTCGAACGCCAATCCTTGTGCGTCAGTTTCCATAAACCAAGCCACAGTGGCTTGGGTTGGCGTAGAGCTATAAGCGCGCCGTTGTCGTGCTCGCCCTGATATAAGCTGAGTTCTCTTTAACGGGCTTATTGGCTGAAAACCATAACCCTCTTGTAAAGGCATGGGAAGGCTCTCATGGGGATATGAAATATCTGCCATCAGCTAATCCTGTTATTCGCATTGAAGCTGCCTTTAAGGGCCCGAGACATCTTTCCTTTACCCGATGCCAGGTCGTTAACCCCCATCTGATAACCTTGCAGGGCACCATCACGCGACGCCTGTTTGACAAGCTGGATGGTTGCATTAGTGGGGTTTCCGTTAATGCTTATTGGTGGCATGTTGATATTCGGCTTAATCACCGTCGTCTGCTGGCTATTACTAACATTCTGCACCCCGGTCCCAAATCCAGAGCGGCCCAGCGTGGCATCGAGCGGTTTTCCATTCCGAAGAGCTTCGAGCTGAGACACACCGATCCGGTTCGTTGATGCCTGGTCGAAGACGTATTCACCTTTATGAACGATACCTGCGGGCTGATATTTACCACCGGGGCCGGTATAACCGCCAGAGGCGAAGCCAACAGCAGCGGCACTGGTGATGCTGGAAGTAATGGAGGCCATGAGCCCGATAACCTGAGCGACAGCTGCAAGGTTAGCCGGGAACGGCAAGCCAGCCATCGCCTGCCCCATCGCCATAGGAAGCTGCAGGGCTGCCTGAGCGATAGCGAATGCCTTTTGCGTCACAAAAGCGGCTTTATACATCGCGGATTGCTCACCAAACATCGACCCCATCGAATCGGTGATGCCGGAGAAGGAGTTTTGAGCGGACTGCATCTGCGCAACGTAGACAGCCGTGCTTAACGCCTCCTGATTCTGCTGGCCCTGTTGCTGCAAGGCCAGGAGTTGTTGCTGCTTCTGCTGCTCGTTCAGGACTGTGCTCTGCGTTATCGCCTGCTGTTGCTGATTCAACCATGCCGCATAATCAGTCTGGGCAATTTTTAGCTTCTCAATGATTTCGAGCTGCGGATCGATTTGCAGCCCGATCATGTTAAGCCCTTGCCCTGTCAGGTCGTTATTGGTTGCACTTGAAGTGAGTGTCCCACCGGCTTTGTTAACCCCTGATATGACAGAATCCGGCAGTATGGATTTGCTAATCAGGTCAGTTGCCTGCTTTCCGGCGTCCTCTGGTGATAGTTTTTTGAGTTCAACCATCTTTTGCAGGATTTCGAGGCGTTTTTGCAGCGCCTCATTTTGCCGTAGCTCCTTCGGAGTGACCTGCTCCTGCATTTTCCGGTAGTCGTCCAAAGTCTTAACGGAGTTCTGCAACGCCTCCTGCTGCTTGTAGGCCTGCAAGATTGAATCAGAACGGGCAAGAATCGACTTCTGGTCGGCGGTAAGCTGCGTTTTAGACTTGAGGTCGGCAATCTGCTGTTCAAACTTAACGCGTGCCTGTGTCGCGCTGTTGAGTTTATCGCTTGCTTCCAGCTGAGACTGCATAGCAGCAATCTGCTGATTGATTTGATCGAGTAGGCGGGTGGCGGCATCTTCTGTGTAGGCTTTCCCCTTGGGCGTTTTGGGCGTTTTTGGTGCTTTGGGATCCTTGTACATCTCGTTAATGCGGGAAACGTTTTTAGCGTATTGGTCCGCTGTGATTGCGCCAGCTTTCAGGAACGCACTCTGCTGCTTAATGGCTTTATTGCGCTTGTCCGCATTGCTGAGATATTGCTGGTTAACTCGATCCGCTTCCTGCTGAGTTTTAATGCGCTTTTGTTCTGCCTTATCATGATTGCTGATTATCCCAGTTAAAACGTCTTCTGTGGTGATTTGAGATTGAAGATTATTTAACTCGGCTTCGAGTTCATTCTTTCTTCCTCCAAAAAATAACTTCCCACCAGCAGCATTATCAATCCAATCAATTTCTTTTCTTATCTCCGCTAATCTTTCAGTTGGTCCCTTTTCTCGCCCAAAATCCAATAATGCATCGGTAGCCCCTTTTATGGCATTGGTAACGGAATTCCACCCTCGCTCGAGAAGACCCAGATTCTCATGAATATCATTCGCTCGTTGCTGCATCGTGTTGGCGTAGGCATCAGTCGCCATGCGGGCAGCATCCTGCTGATTCCCCTCATCCTGAAGAGCTTTAATCTGGCTATAGGTTGCCAACGTCAAAAAATGATACTGGTCATTCAGTTTGGTAATGGCTGCAACGGGGTCGGCGGCGATATCGTTGAAATCACCAATCAGCTTATCGATGGCAATACCTGTGGCGTCACTGGTTTTAACGATAGCGGTTGTCACGCGTTCCAGCGAATCGCCAGCCACCTTCCCCGATGAAACTAACAGATTAAGTGTTGACGCAGCCTTGCCTGTGGTTGAATCCGCCGCGACCCCAGCGCGAGCAGCTATATCTGCTAATTGGCCGGATGTTTTTCCAATAAGATTGCCGGTTAACGTGAGTGATTTATAAAACTCGTCCTGCTCTTGAGTGCCTTTATAATAAGCAAGCCCAAGAACGCCGACCGCCGCTGCTGCAAGTGTGAAGGGGTTAATCAGTCCCGCCACATACCCACCAACGCCTTTAATCGCTGGTCCAATGCCGCCGAACATATCCTTAAGCTGACCGCCCTGCTGCATGAGCACCATGAATGGAGATTGACCAGTGGAGAGGCCGACAACGATATCCGTCATCTGAGCGGGGATCATGCGCATTGCAAAAGCGGTTTGTCTGGCTGACATCCCCGTTTTTCCGAGTTGGGCCTGAGTCAGTTCAAGCTCGCTTCGCATTTGTTTTAGCTTTCCAGAAAGTGAGTCGTACTGATCTGTAGAGAGCATTCCCTTAGATTTTGCGCTATCCAATAATTTCTGGTTGTCAGCAATTTTGCGAAAACCATCAGATATAGGGTCTAACTGTGCAGCCAGGCGCTGTAATGCAGCTTTTTGCTCATCAGCTGCTTTTGCGGCTTCACGTTCTGCTTTCGCCACGCCAGTTAATTCATTAGTGGCAGCATCAAGGCTTTTCGCTAAAGTTCGATACTCATCAAGGTCAATCTGACCACGCTCAAAATATCCTTTAAGTTCAGTATATTTTTTGCCAATTCTGTCGATAGCAGCGCCTACAGGATCAATCTGATCGCGTAGTTTACTAAATGCCTCTCGCTGCTCCTCAGTGAACTTTGTTGCTCTTCCTGTTGCAGTAGCGCCATCCTTCAGCCGTGAGTTGAGATTTTGGGTTGCCCCTCCTAGATCATCAGCGGCTCTTTCGGCCTCTTCACCTGCGCGTGTCATTTTTACCAGAGCTTCAACCAGACTTTCAGCCTGCTTCTCTGCCCCGGAGCTGTCCAGGCGTATCGCTAGTCGTGATTCTTGTTCTGCCATTTACTTTTCTCCGGGCAATAAAAAACCTCGCCTAGGCGAGGTTGATCACATCAGGTAATTTTCCTACATAACAGACGTTTATCTGTAATCCTTCATCAAGACAAAAAATCTTTATACCTAACCGAAGAACCCAGACAAGCGAGTTAAGTAATTAAATACCCATTTAGACTATTTGCATGACTCACTCCAAGCATTATCCATTCCTCCAACAGAGATTGGATTACTCGGGTCTTCAATCGTTGGGCGTGAATAGTCGGCAGTTCTTCCATTGTTAGATACAGTTATTCTTGAAAAGAATCGTACTCTTCCCGTGTATGCATTAAAGCTATTCTTTCCATTAACATATCCACAGACAGCGCCGCTTATCTGTTCACCCTGCGGACTTGAATCTGGATAAAATCCAACATTATCAAAAGTTGCTGAGTCAGGGTCTTTCATCATATTACGCACCCCTTTTTCAACAAAAGAAGTGGCATCGCTTGGGGAGGGATCTGATACATTAGTCACCACAACCACCAGCACAATGATCACAAAAAAAGCTCCAATTATGTACCCCAGAAATTTCATATCCCTATCCCCATCATTAACATTTGCACACAGGTTAGCAGGGATGCGAGGCTTCGACAAAACTCGCGGGTCGGAAACTATTTAATAAAACAGGGCGTTTTGTCGTGTTTTATCCTGCAGTATATTCACCTCTCCAGGTTAGCCTAAGACCGCAGCACTCAATACAACCCATAATGTCGAGGTTTGACCGATGCAAAATCTTAAAGATGCAGTGAATGATCCACGATTCAAGACGATGTGCTCAAGATTGGCAGTAATGGTGTCTGTGGGCGGGACGGCGGGCACGGTGCCACTTTTCATGGCAATTTGCCTAGGTTTTGCAATTGTGATCACGCACATCCGCTAATCAATAAAGCAAAAACCCGCCGGGCGCGGGTTATACATCATGTACCTGTGTTTTCATCCCGTGGTTCAACCTGGTCTATTAGACTCTCCAAAGTACAGTACTTTTCCTTAAATCTTATGTGCTTGGGTTTTGCTTGTTCGGAAATATCAAAGCCGGAAAGAACCCGTTCGAATGCAGCCTCTGGCATGTCTTCATGAGCTGTTATTTCACCTGCCGCGTACTTTCTTTCGACACTATCAACACGCCAAATCACCGCTTCGGCGTATACGATATAACTGGGGTGCTGGATGAACCGGTGATCGCCCGGGTTGAGCACACAGGCATCATCGTAAGGAATGCCTTGTTTAATGCTGGATACATTTACAACCAATATGCAGTAACAGTCGTTAACTGGATAAAAGACAGGATCATTGCATATCACATGAAGGTGATTGCATGGCCCACTCGGAGCCAAAACTGTTCCTTTTCTGTAGGGCTGTAATGTGCTCATGACAATTGAGAAGAAAATTCCTTAAGTTGCTGTGATTCACACATGCTTTTGAAAATACTTTCTGCTTCTTCTCGTGATTTCCCTTCATTAAGGAAAATCTCTCGTACATCAATGGGGTTACGAGAATTGCCTGGATCGTGCCATTCAGGGCATACATCTCTCAAATGCGTCATATCACGCAATTCAAACCTGTTCATATGACCGTACTGAGCATAGATTTCATCAAGAATTCTTATATCTGCTCGACTTAACTCATCAAAGACTTCATCAACATCCATCTCTCGAGGATCTGTACACAAGGCCACATCATGACGATCAGTCTGAATGAGGTTATACCAGTACTCCCCTTTGATATCGGCTTTGCCACGAATCAAATCGAGAGTTGTCGACATTACTGGCCCATGCCGCATTGAATATAGGCGATCTTCGCCCATCATACGCCCATGCCGAATCATAGACTGGCGGTTAGCCAAATAGAGCAGTTTCATTAGCTTCAGATATGCCATGCGCCCGCCGCGTTTAAGTAGCAGGTAAGCAGCCATCTGAGCCACTTTTTCTTCGCTGAACATATGAACCTCAATGAGATAAAAAGGGATTAAGAAAGAAATTTTTGACTTTAGAAGCGGGGATACATCGACATAGATGTAATCCACATCCAAAGAACCCCTAGCCACTAAAGGCAATTCAAGGCTATTAAAGTCTATTTAATACCATTCATCATATTTGAGCAATCAGTGAGAGAGCTAAGAAGTCTGCACGATCGGCGACGTTATCATTGAGGCATATTCACGATACCCACACGTTCGAAGAATTTTAACCTTCAGTTCAATGTTGTATGCAGAGGATGTCTACATGATAGATGCTAACTATGGGTATACAAGGCAAACAAAAACCGCACTTTTTGCACAAAATCATCGAACTTTGACAATGTACTCATGCTCATATTGCTGTAATATTCTGCCCCCTCTTAACGGAGCGATTATTTTTTAATCAACAATCAATCAAACACAACCAAATCTTACGCAGAAATCACCTGAGTGGGCTTAATTCTTCTTGCTGATTCTTTTCTGCTCCGCTGCCCACGCATCCCGCCAGGCATCATCGAGCGCAAGTATCGCAGCATCAAACTCGGTACGGTCAATTAGGATGGAGCGAGAAGCCAGATAGTGCTCGATATCACTCAGGGACAACGGGAGCGGTACGCAAGCCATTCCTGCATACTGCCTGCCGCGAGAAATCATCGCGTAAGCGTTGAGGATCTCCCCCGTTACAGCGTCAATCTCAGGCTCAGGGATTGGCGGGAGGTTTAATTTCTTCCGCCGCCACTTTGCTTTTTCGCCCTGCGCTCCCCCGAACTCCTTTAGCCACCTCTGCGCCTCTAAGGCTTTTTTACGGTTTCCTGAGTCTGCTGCTCTTTACCCTGAGCAATATTTGCGGCCTCGGCCAGTATCAGCCAGTACAGCTCCGGGTGCTGTTTAAGCATGGCGGCCCCGAGTTCTGGGGTGTAATCGAGAGCAACCTCTATACCGTTCACCAGTTTGCCCACGCCTTCCCAGCCTTTCAACAAGAACCGGGCCACGTTATCGATCAGCAGGTCATCAACAGAGTCGATATCGCCCACGCTGGCGAGATTAAATTCTTTGGTCCCTACCTTATATCCTGCGTCCATCTTATCGATGTGGCGACGCACCAGCGCGTTACGTGAGCGATATTGTGAATTCTCGCTGCTGGCCACCAGCAGGCGAAGTTTGAACAGCGATTCTTCTTCCGGTGAAAATTCCTTTTTGCTGTCTTCTGGCTTTTTGTAAGGGTAAAACCAGCGCTCGCCGTCTAAATCAATTTTTGGGGTAACAATCAGCATAAAAACTCCATGAAAAAACCCTCCGAAGAGGGCCAGTGTTAATCATCACCGCCAGTAGTGGCAGGAACGCGGGTAATGGTTGGCGGAGTATTGGCCGCGGTGATATCGAGCTGAACCTGGACAATATCGGTGCTGCCCGCATCGGGCCAGTCACCGGAAATCTGCACTTCCGGGAATTCGAAGATATAGGCACCTTCAGCATTCTCCAGGGTGAAACTGAACGGCACCGTTTCACCGGTGAACGTCTTCTTATAGATTTCCCAGGCTGCTTTTGACCAGGACAAAGTGACCTGACCTGACGGCGTAAACGTGGTGGGAATGTTTGCGCCGGCGAACGCCGAACCGGTCCCGACACAACGCTGGGTCTGCATATTATTGTCGAACTTGATATTGAAGGTATCGACACAGAAACCATTACCACCAGCAACACCATTCAGGCTAAGTGCCGTTACCTCTTTGAACGAATAGCGGAGCGCCCCCGCATTATCGACCGGCGCAGTAAAAAAGCTGGTATCGTCGCCTTTCGTTTCCCAGTCCAGTCCAGCAAAAGTGACCGTGGCGGTGATATCACCATCATTCGGGATTTCAACCTGAAGCGTGGATACCTGGCATCCGCGGGCAATCTGCGCAATCCCCACGTCTTCAGCGTAGGAAGCCACGGAGAACGTAATGCGCCCGTTGCCCATCGTCAGCACGTTGTTTACCCATTCCGCACCAAAGCAGCTCGCCAGAAAAGCATCGTGCTGATTCCAGCGAAATTTGGTGCCGACATCTCCGCCAACATCAATCGTGCCGCGCGATACGCCCTGGGCCATTCGGTTGCCGGCGATTTCGTCGTTATCGTTGGTATTCTGGGTCGGTGCAAGGCCATATGATGCACGCCTTAACAGATCCCACGCCCCAGTTGTGGGTGTAACACCCGGAGTGGTTTCGCGTATAAACGCGGTTACTACTTTTGCGCCTGAACTCACAGGAGCCTCCTGTTATTGTGCGCTACAGAGCGCGATATGGAATTTGGAGATTTAGCTGCGACCAGCCGTCGGCCTCGCCCGCCGGGACCACAGATACAGCGAAGTAACTCAGTCGTCCGTCATTCTGGAATTCGAAGTGCTTCGTTAGCTGGTCTGCGGTTTGAGATATCAGCAGCGTGCCTGAACCGATCGGAACAAATAGCTGAATGATGAGAACACCGGTTCGATGGACTACCGGCCCGGCCCCGATTTCGTTGGCTCCCGCCTGCCCTGAAATATTGGTGAAGCGTGCCCAGATATCGCGGCCACTCGGATCAAATATCGGCCCGTTGGGATAGTCCACCGCATCAGAAGCAATAGCGGTCTGCGCCGTCATTCGGGAAATGACAGCGTTTCTGATTTCTGTAAGGGTCATTTGTAGGCCTGAACGACACCGTTAAATGAAACTGCATAGACGCCCGCCGGGGCCTGAGTTGAGTGACCATTCTCCAGCGGCACGGAATAAGGCAGGTTCGACTGGATGTAAATCACTGAATAGGCTGGTGCCTGGTTGATGATGTTTTTGCCATTGAGAAAGGTCATCGTTCCACGCGGGTCTGGCTCAGACGGTACTGAGTGATCTGGTTCGCCGATACTGACAAAGTGGGATGCCCGGAACGTACCCGCACGGTATTCCGCCGGGCGCCGGATATCCATGCTGTCGTTAACACGGACTTTCTTCCTGAGTCGCCCGGTTTTGGTCAGATTTGCGGGGTCGGCATAAAGAAATTCGTTCCACTCACCTACCGCTTTGTTGTACTGAACCGCGGTGGCGTTGATAGCCCATAGCTCCGGTTTGCCAACAGGTGAGCGCTGGACGATTTCATTAAGCAGCTGTGTTGCGATGGTTCGCTGGCGCAATCTCACATCATCAGCCACCAGCCCGGCGAATGCCGCCGGGTCAATGTTCCAGCCCTTTGCCATATCATGCCCTCCGTAATTGAATGGAGTATGCAGCGCCAGCAGAGTCGGCAGAAGCGGTGATGACCTCGTAGCGCTGAAGCTCACCCGCAATCGGATCCGGTGCGGTGATGATATGCCCGACGGCCGGCTGATCAGTCACCTCGTTAACCAGGGCGGTTAGCTTCACATCACCATGCAGAATGTTAACGCCATCGATACGGCGGAGTTTGTACCTCGCCAGAACACCGCGCCCTGAATACGTCACCTGCGTTTCGCTGCCGGTTTCCGTTACCGGGTCCCAGGCGCCACGTACGGTGTATGCGCCAGTGAAATCCTTAACAGCATCCTGAAGGTCGGTATCGAATGCTGCGGCGACTTCAGTTTGGAGTTGGTCGCGGATACCCACGGTCTACCTCCTCTATGCCTTTTTCACCAAAACGCTGAAGCGGGATATTGTTAGAAACATATCCGCCAGTAAAAAGGACCAGAACGTTACCACGCAGTTTCCTGGTATAGATTTCGCCGTTGCGTTTAACCCTGAGCGGGAGCGGAGCAAACTCAACAACGCCCTTTGCCAGGTTTGCGTAAACGACATGTATGATCGGGTTTCCATTCACAAACACATCGCGAGGACCGAGCCCGTCACTGGCATAATGCACATCTGGATTTTGCATGTTACCCCCTTACCGCCGCTCAATATGAGCATGGATAAAGTCGGTTTTAAGCGACTCCATAGCACCAACCATCACATAGGGGCGCCCGCCGCTATGCCAGCAATCAATCGAGTTACCCTCATCATCAAGCAGTATCACTGCGACACTGTGGCAGCCGCCGTTTTCGGCTCGCTCCAGAGCCTGTTTCAGTAGGCTAATAACCTGGTCGTTATCGATGTTGTGATGGCTGGGCTTTTGAAATGGGACCACCTTCAAATCGGACATATCACCCCCTCACCAGCCGCACTTGCGACTGACTAACGCCATAGGGCTTAAGCATGGCAAGCGCAAGCTGAAGGTCGGAATCAAGTAACGCCGTGCTGTTGGTGGCGAGCTCTGCAAAAGACTTTGAAACAGATACATCGTCAGCATCGACCGTCTTACTCAGTAACACCCCAGAATCAGTTTTCTGCTGATACAGCCCGCCATTTGCCGCCGACAGCGCCGCATAGGCGCCGGCCTGTTTCACATCGTCAGGAATAATGGTTTCGTGAGTTGCCTTATTGCATGGCAGTTTCAGGTTAAGTCCATTCATCCAGGTATTAGCCATCAGCACAGATTTGGCTTTTTTGCTTTCATCCGTCCAGGAGGCACCGAGAATCGAATTGACGTCTTCAACGGTGATGAAGGTGATCATGCATCACTCCATTTCTTTCCAGCCGTGCGCCTTCCAGTTCTCCACTTCATCAGGGTGAACGTTGGCGGTATTGGGCGCACCGGGGAATGCCGGGAAATCGGTAACCATCACCACCAGCTGCGATGTGGTCGATACAGGTACGTTGTTATCCGCCTGTGTAGGCGCAATTTGCTCAGCAGCTCGTTGGGCGCGCTGCTCTTTTGTTAATCCAGCCATACGACCTCCATTAAAAAAAGGGGCCGAAGCCCCTGATAATTAACCCAGCAGCAGAGCCGAATGTTCAGTTTTCACTGCCGCTACGCCCCATGACAGGCCGACTTCGTAACGCACCTGGCGGTACTGACGGTACAGCGCCACCTGATAAGTGATGCCCGAGACCGGGTCGGTTACGTTCATCACATCATCTGCGGTATCGCCGCCCTGCGGCATTGCCGGAGTTCGGGATGCCAGCAGGAATGCATTACGATCAAACGCCATGTTTGCGGTGTAGGCGCCACCAGCAGTAATAGCGGTATTATCGGCCAGCGCCTGACGTAAGCCCGGAGAAGCCAGAGTAATGGTCGTGGCAGTCGCCGCAGCAACCAGGTAGTTATTGTTGTCCCCGTCGAAAGTCACGATATCGCCGGCAGCAAAAGCACCTGTCCCGGTATCAATCGCAATCAGGATTTCGCCTTCAGCTTTTGCACCATTCACCAGGTATCCGGCGGCCGGGGATGCAGCGCGTTTCTTAACATGCGCGGATTCGTGGATGTTGAAACCTTCCAGTCGCCCCACAATACCTTCACGCAGAAGCGCATCAGTACCGGACTCGTTTACTTTGAACAGAACAGACTGTTTACCGCGGAGGTTAGCGATAGCCGAAGAACCGAGAACCATCTGCAGATCAGTTGTCGGCGAACCGTTGTCAGAGAGAACCTGACGCGCATTTGCTGCATCAGACAAATCACCTGCAATACCGAAAGGAGCTGTGCCGGCCGTACCAACAGCACGAGAAGATGCGAAGTACAGAGCTGCGAGATCTGCATCCATCTCATTAGCCAGCGCGCGAAAAGCCTGCTTAAACTGATCCGCAAGAATGGTGTTGTATGTCCCTGCGGGCCCCAGCGCCAGTTGTTCCTCACCGTTCCATTTGACCGGGGCCATTTTGGATTTGGTGATTTTGACATCAACGGAGCCGATCGTCTGGTCGCCGTCATTTGGCGCAGTAGCCCCCGGGGTAATATCAACAGTGGTTGCCGGTGGCGCGACCGGCGCAGTAACAGTCTGGTCCTTCGCGGCCGCATCAGCCTTAGCATTGCGCGATACAGCCGGGATAAAACCGACCTGTTCGCGAGATACGGTATCCAGAGCCGTGAAGATAGTCGGGATCAACCCGGTAAGCGTATTAGCCATGTGTATGGATTCCTTGGAGATTAAAAAAATAGGGTTGGTTGAGCTATCCAGCTCTGGCACCAGCTGCCATCCGACGGCTGGCAAAGAATTAATCGACGATCGTGATACCGTCTTTGAGAGTTGATTGCTGATCTGTCGGGCTCAGACTGGTAAACGCATCGCGTTTCATCGTTTTCTGCCCGAGTGAATGCTGAGACTGGCGAGAGCCTCCTCCTTGATTGCCGCTGGCCTTAAGGATGTGGTCTTTCTGTGGGTACTGCTCCACCAGGAACTCCAGCGCCTCATCAAAGGCTGCCAGCTCGCCCGGTTTAGAGCGGGAATAAATTTTGTTGCCGGAGCCATCATAGGCAACGACTTTGCCGTCCTCGACTTTGAAAGACTGACCAAAGCGCGCTTGCAGCATATCGGCCGGGATTGCCACTTTATCCGCGATGAATTTCGAGCCAGAGAACCGGCCGCCAATCATTTCCTGATAGAGCTGACCTTCGAGCGTTGTCGCCCGTTGGGTGGCCTCATCAAGCTGAGTCTGGAATGATTTGGTGATATCCGCTTTCACCTGGTCAACAGCGCCTGCATCGATCAGCTTTTTCTGGTCGATTTTGGTCATCATCTCCAGCGCTTCGAGTGCCTTGGTCGGGTCACCAATTTTGGCGAACTTAGCCAGATTGGCTTCAGCCGCTTCTTTAGCTTCACGATGAGATTTCGCCTCCCCATTCAGAGCGGAGATTTTCCCAACGGCCTGCACGGCATCAAAGCCGACTTCCTGGCCGTCATCGTGTACGTAGACGGGCAGACCGTTTGTATCAACTTCTGCATAGTGTTTGCCATTTACTTCGACTGTCTTCAGTTTCATGTTGGTACCTTTTCAGGGTCATCCGACCGTTGCACCGCTCACCATCCGGATTGCGGCAATAAAAAAGGCCGCCCTTAGGCAGCCTGTTGTGTAATTCAGATAATAAAAAAGGCCGCCTTAGCGACCTTGATAGTGGTATTCGTAGTAATGGTGTTCCCTGTCGATTGCTATCCTCTTGAGTGTGTATATCAGGACATCTTGCTTTAGGTTGTGAGCGTCAAAACCTTTATCAAACAACGGGGATACATCAGAAATAGGCCGAAGAAATTCTACTCGTTCAATTGGTACACGGTAGTCATCAGTGCGAAGAGGCGTGGACTCACCATCCAGTGGCCCGCCTCTTAAGAAAATCTTCATGCTAAAAGTCCTCCTGAGCCATTATGATAAAGTGTGGTGGCCGGTGCTGCCACGGCAAACGCTAAAACGTTCGGCGGGGATTCACCTAAGTGAATCTGGTATCCGGCTTGCCCGTTTCTCACGGGACGCTTTGGCGCGCAGGTCAGCATCCTACATTCACCACGAATTTACCCTATCACAACCCAGCATCTTTAAATGCCCGTTCGTCACGTTCCCGCAACTGCTCCAGCGTCAGCCATTCGCCTCTGTCGCTATAGAATTCATCAGGAGACATGCCACCATCACGTATGAGCCTGGCGCGTGTCACACCGACAATCTCTGATTGTCGTGTTAACGACTGCCGGGAGAACCATTCCTGGTAATTCGTGTCAGCCGGAACCTGCCCGTCCATACTGGCGCGCGAGCTATCCTTGATTTCGCCGACTTTGATACCCAACTCCTCGGACGATTTCAGGATGTAAGTTTCGGTGCTTCGACAGCAATAGTGGATTTTCCCCGGTCCCTGCAGATAAGGCACCTTGTGCCCTATTGGTTTGTTATCCAGCGTGTACTTGAGGCGGTCGCGGATCCGACAATCCTTTGATGTCCGGTTATCCAAAGTAGACAACCACTGTTTACCCTTCAGAATGTCGTCGTTCGCCGTCGCAAAACTCTGCCTCGCTGTCTGCGCAAGGTGTCCTACGGCTGTTTTGGCAATACTGCCCGCGTTTGACCGGCTCATTTGCAGCGCGCCGTCCTGATAGCCACGGTTAGCATGACCACGGACCTTTCTGGCGATTTGCTCATGCGTATCGCCCAGCAGGAAGCCCTGCCTGACGGTATTGGTGATGCGCGTCATGCGGTCGGCTTCAAGGCTACTGGCCCACTCGCTCAGTAACCGCCCCTGAAAAGGCCGGGCCATTGCCGCGGCATAAACGGCGTCCGGTGAAATTCCCACCAGCGGATGAAGCGCCAGCACATCATCGGGGATCGCAAACTGGAAGAGACTTAGCTGAAATCCTGCCTCATGCTGCGCCAGTTCCTGCAGCTCGCCGGCGAGGCTTTCGCTCATCGACTGAACCACATCACGATTTAACGCCCTGACGCTGACCAGAAGAGATTCTAGCCTCGACACCGTGAAACTTTCCGCATCGAGGGTATCCATCGCCACCAGCAGCCTGGCCGTCAGCTCTGCATCGCTGTCATTCAGGATTTTTATCATCCTGTTTGCGACACCGGTGCTGTACTGACTCACCCAAATCGCATGAGCCAGGCTTTCGTCACTGAGTTTTTCATTCGCCGTCGCCATCTCAACCACCTGGATTATTCAGGCCGCCGACAAGCGTCACCTGCTGGTTCCTCAGTTCGTCGATCACCTCTTCAGGTTTCGCGTCCGGGTCGATGAATTTCAGCGCCTGAAGAACGCGAACCGCATCAATCTGGCGAATATCACCACCCTGCCGAAGTGACTGAACAGCCGTTGCAGCTGAGGCATCAAACGTCTGAGCAGAAACATCCAGTTCAGTGCGTACATCGACATTGCCACCCTCAGTTTCACCGAGCCATTCCGCCATGATCTGCAGGATGTTATCGAGCGCGTCCTCCAGCGAACTCGCCATCGTATACAGCGGCGAATTCTCCTGCATGCGCTCTTCATTGGTCTGGTCAACAGATTTGGTCGAGGTGTTCTCGGCACGTAAGAGTTTTGCCCCGGCCTGTCGCATCTGATCTTCCAGTTTTTCCAGCGACGTTTCACCGGATTCAATGGCCGATCCGGTATGTTCGACATATTCAAGACCCTGCCTTTCGCGGTTGTCGAAATGAGTCGCTGTTGATGAGCCGATCGTTAACGTTTCACCTTCTGCCAGTCCATAAGCCACCAGCAACGGCACACGGGCAACATGCAGGATGTTGTCCTGCTCACTCTGACTTTGCCAGTGCTTGATATTCAGCAAAGCCAGGTTAAGCAGCGGCGGAGATCCGCGCATAAATCCTGTTCGTTTCGTGTAGAGCGTCACTAGCGTGATATCGTTACGGCTGGTTTGCCATTCTTCGTGAAGCGTCCATTGTGCTTCACCATTATCGCCCCTGTTACGCCGATAGATTTCAACCTTACCAGGCATGATATGCCGGATCTGTTCTACCTTCGTTTGCCCGTAGTCATCACCGTCAATAATGATGGTTTCACGAATACGCAAATCAGTAAGGATGACCTTTCCACCCTCGACTTTCGACTTCCAGCCGATCACCTGACGGGGATTTAGCATCGTTACGTATGGCCGGTTTCCAATCGCTTTTTCATCTGCTTTTGTCCTTACAGATTTCGGATCCACTCGCGGGTAGTCCACCAGCGCATGAACCAGACCATACTGAAATCCAATGCTGAAGAATTGCTGAGCCCATACATCAAGGCGGTTGCCTTCCATATCGATGTCGGCAGAAAGCTTTCGGATAATTTCCGGCGCGCTTTCGCTCAATACCGTTGGCTCAGCAAATACGCGTCCAATGTTCTGTTTAATCGCTTCTTCATAGGCAGGCAGCAAGGTTGCAGCTGCTAATCGTTCTTTGTAGCTGTCAGGGTCTTCGTTGGGCCATTTCGGAAGATACAACTTACCCTGTCGGCGCATTTCAAGCGTACCGCCCATTAGCGCATCGTTGATATCCCAGGCCTCAACCATGTCGTTATAGTCGAGGTTGGGTGTTGAAATATCAGGCATGGTTTTACATCCGCAGTTTGGTGACTTTCCCGGTTGGTTTGATGATTGGGAACTGTTTCACGATGAAGTAGCCGCCAGCGTCGTTAGGGTGGTCATTATCGGCTTTTTTGTCAGGTTCACCGTTTTCACCCCATACCTGCTGTTCAAGCGATTCCGTGTAGACCGGACAGCGCTTTACATTCACTTTGTAGCGACGCTCACCGTTTCCATTGCAGAACATGGCGTTCATGGAATTGATACGATCTTTTACTGGCGGGTTTGAATCGTTCACAATCACATTGAAGCCAGCCTGTTTGAGCTGGGCGATATCCGTAGTGCTGGCATGAGCTGATTTACGAGAATCACCAGAGGCATCCGGGTAAATATAGATTTCCCTCACCTTCCGGTAGTCATGGCCGTCATATAGCCAGAACCGCTCTTTAATGATGCGAATAATGTCCGGTGTGTCGTAAGCCTTAATGATTTCCGTAACTGCACAGGGAAGCCCAAGGCGCAGCACATGAACAATTCCGGTCATTTTCCCGACGTTGAAATCCATACCGATATACAGAGGTTCGCCGGGCTGCTCTTCCTCCTGGCAGTTATTCAGCTTACGGTCAAATTGATGGTAAATAGTCCCGCTGGTCAGGTTGGTAAACTGCCCGCGCAGATAAGCCTTAATCAGCTCCGGCGGATAAGACTCCATCAGGGATGGAATGTAGTCTGCCGGCAGGTTCTTTTCGTTGTCGAAGGTTGAGGCCTGAACCAGCCCGTATAGCGTTGAGAGCGAAGGTTTATCGCGTACAGCCTTTGCGAACTGTTGATAAACAAACTTAAACCCTTCTGGCGTCGTGGTGACGTCTATTCCGTTACGCAAACCGGGCACGTTGTAACGCATACGCGCAATGATTTTCCGCCAGGCTAACTGTGCCTTTTTGGCGGGCATCACGTCGAGCTCATCTATCAGGGCATTACCAATTTTGAAACCAACGATGGTATGTGGCTTTTCCATCGAGCGGCATATCGTCGTCCCACGGAACTGCTTCCCGGCGTAGAAATGGACCTCTTTGTTTCCCTCATTGATTTTGACATTCAGCCCCCAGTCATAGGCCACCTCTTCAACCGTGGGATAAAAGATGTCGCGGATCTGCGGATACGTTGGTGCAAAGTAGCCCTGGTTGATTTTAGGGTGTTCCCACATCCCCTTGCAGATACCGCCGCAACCAACCCATGTCTTGCCAGAACCAAACCCGGCCACGTAAGCCTTAAACTTGTACTGCATCGCAAGGAATTTGGCCTGAGGGATGTTAAGCGTCGGTGCTATCGCCATCCTCTTCCCTCACTCGCGCATCGACTACGTTGATATTGATTGCAACTGGCGTTGGTTCGTCATCCTCCGGGTCAGCGGCCAGTTCTTTGCGGAGTTTGTCGATCTCCAGCTGCCGACGCTCGATTTCTATCTGCTGCAGACGCTGGGCGAATTCACTATCAGCCAGGCCGAGGCGCTTCATCACCGCCTCGTACATTCGCTCACGACTGATAGCGGTTATCTCAACACCATTCTTGCCGAGCTTTACACCTGAATAGGCAAGCGCAGCATCTGGCGACAGCTTGCGCGTATCCGCGAAGAACGGCTGACCGATGCCATCACCATTGCAGCGGGGGCATTCAGGGTTAGGTGCGCTGGTATGGTCGTAACCGTAACCGCCCACATCGAGAGGCTCACGACGTTTACGCTCAAGCGCTTCGAGTCGCTTCTCTTCGTACTCCACGGCATCACGCCATTGGTACTGGTGACCAAAGCCCCAACAGTAACGGCAGCTCCCGCGGCGATACTGTGATAGCTGGTTGGCGTCGAACGTTGCCAGTCGCCACATCTGCTCAAGCACTACATCAGCACTGCCAAGCGTGCGCACAATGGATGCTTTCTGCTGCTGCGCAATGGCCTGCGCAACTGAAGTTTTCTGAAGCAGCTGATAACCAATTTGTTCAGCAGTCTTCTTGCTGTACCCGGCACGGATAGCGGCCTGCGTGGCATTGTTGTCCTTCAGGTACTCCGCTACAAATGAACGCTGCGGGGCAGTAAGACCATCATCGTCCACCAGCTCTTCTGCGCATTTTTCCTTTTGCGCAGTGCGCAGTTTCTTCTGCGCAGGTTTTTGCGCAGTTTGCGCAGAAGGTTTTTTGATGTATCGACGGGCGGTAGCATAATTCAGTCCCTGCGTTTTACACCAATCCTTCGGTGATACGCCGGTTGCGGCATGATCGGACAGGAACCGTTGCTGAAGCTCGCCCCAGTCCGGTTTTGCCATGGTTTAATCCTGTTATAATTCATTAAAAACAACACGGAGATATCGTATGGGCGTAAAAGTATTCAGAAGTGAACTTCAACCGGATAGTGAATCTGCATATCGTCATTGGCTTAGCGATAATCCTGATGGATATGTCGTCAACACCTTAAAAACCGCCAGTGGTAAGGCAAGCAAGAGTGATGAACGCTTTACCAGGATTCATCGGGCTAATTGTAAAAGAATCAACCCGCTACTTGGACTGACGGAAAAGAAAGGCTTCACAACTGGTAGATACCAGAAGCTTTGCGCAGCTACCTTTGAATTGGCAGAGAGAGAAGCAAGATCGGTTACTGGGCTGGCAAGAGTGAAGAAATGCCTATGCATCTGATATGTTGTTAAAGCCATTAAAAAAGCCACCCGGGGGTGGCCTCTGCGATGGCAATCAATGCAGAATGAATGAAGTAGGTCTCGATGCTCATAATCCCATAATTACTCTGCTATCGAGTTTAGCCAGGCGGAGCCTGGAGTTTGAAATATATCGTTTTCGTTAGTCCCTGACTAGGTTTATTGGTTTCATAACGCCATTGTGACATTGCCGCAATGACTGCTGAGTCGAAGAGGTGCTGCGGTTCTGATTTCAGGATCCATACCTTTGATACCTTTCCATCGACACCTACGTTATATCTGACCCTGACATCTCCTTCAATCCTGTTAGCCAGTGCGTAATACGGATATGCCGGAGTTGGCGAATATAGCAGTTTTGGATGCGAGTTTTTAGCGGAGCTGGCACACCCCATAAGCATGCTACACAGAAGAATCATACCGATAAGTCCCTTTTTCATAACCCCACCAGTATCGTGAATGATAATTAATATTATCAAGGTACAGCCTTCCCTGTAGAAGAAAATACTTATTAATGGTAGACATCGAAGTCCTTCATCCGCTGACGAGCTTCTGTAATGTCTACTGCTGGGTCGTCTGTTCGTGACGGGGAGTCGTCTTGCCGTTGGCGTTTATCACATACGCCACTTCACCCTGCTTCTGGTAACAGAAAAGGCCGCCGCGGCGACCTTTTTAACGTTTACATCAGCTTGATTTTTACTTCGTATCCATCAAGCCCATTCATTGTCTCAACTGGAATAAACTCGATTTCAGAAACCTCTTTACCAGTTTTTTTCCTGATTTCAGCGATTTTTTTCTTAATGAGCGCAGAAATCTCATCTTCGACTTTACGTTCAAATTCTTCATTTTTCATTCAAACACTCCTTAAGTGATCCCAACCTATTATAAATAATAGGTTATCTTCCCCGAGGATGCTTAGGGATCATCATGCCAGCCAGATATGTTACCTCCCTGCACTTGCACAGAGAAGGCCTGTGCCGGGCTTGACTGGTCAATAAGTGAGCAATCCATTAATTACGGGAGTATACTAAGTACCCATACATCCACCAGGTAATATTTATGACTATCTTTGATGATCTTAAGATGTACATGGATAAACAGGTGAAGGTGACTTGCCCTCACTGCTCTCATATCATGGAGCAAAGTTCCAGCAAAATACGTAAAAACATCACGTGTATTTGCCCTAAATGTGGATACTTTTTCCTTCCGGAGGAAGGGTGAAAGACATTAAAAAATTTCCTTCTTTGCTTTTTAAGCCATATCGCTTAGGACTTTCAGCTGCAAATGAAGAATCCTATCAAATGACAGATATCGAACTTAAGGACTATCTGTTCACACTTACATGCATCATTATTTCAGGAATGGTGCTCAGCAGTAATTATCTTCCTGTAAGTCAAACGAACCAGTTCAGATCGCTCTATCAGTTCCTGGGCGAAGAATATAGAAAAAAGATATAAATCATTTTTCTCAACTTAAAAAAGTAAGGTCAACTATGTCATACAATGTGTTTTCTGGCGGCAGAACGAAAGAGTCTGTTGCTTATGATCTGGCTTTAGCGCTAGCAGCTAAAGAACCTTCATCCTCAACACCAGGGGCACTTATAGAACGTATTGCAGATCTGCTGCCTGAATGTCGCTCAGTCGCAGAAAGCAAGTTCAATGCCGAGGTGCTAAGCCCCTTCACTTTAACAATTAGTTGCTAATGCTATTAGTTGTAAATGTTTGTTCAGCCTGTATTTCAGGTTATACAGCTATTATCACTATTCGGTAATTGCAGTGTAATAGGCCTGCCAATGGTATTTATCTAACCTGAGCTGGCGAAGACAATGGCGGTTTCTATATCTACCTGCTCTTGCCCTGCTGATGCTGTTGCCAGCCTTCATTACGATGCATCTCGCAGTAGCCTGAGCGCTCGGTGGTTGTACCTACGCATCCATGCTTACGGCAGGCACGGAGGATCAGTGCGGGCATCCTTATCATCTCCAATAAAAAAAGCCCCGCTTGTGCGAGGCATAACGTGTAACTGTTGCCACATGGTGGCGGCCGTCATCTCAGCCTGATACTGTTAAATCACCAAACTCAACAGAACAGGTAAGAAGCTATGAATGATCCTTATTATGTTACTCACGCCCAAATTTTGGCCCTCAGAAACGTTGTTGCTTGTATCGTGCAAACAATGCCTGAAGACCAAAAAAAGGACGTCCTTCAATTTTTAGAAAAATTCGCTGAAATAAAACTTATGGATGGTATCAATATACCTTCAACAAGTGATATCACTTCAGAAACAGTAGATAAGATGGATAAGGCCTATGAGGCTGTATTTAGAGAAATTATTGACCTTTCAACACCTGATTTCGTACCTGGTTCAACACCGTACCTGCAATAGCCCTCGACCTTATCTCCATGATGGCCAGAACATTCTTGTCTGGCCCTTTCTCTAGTTTGCTCAGTCGAAATTCAATATTCTTTGCCTTGGTCATCGCGTAACCCTGTTGGTTGGTTGCGGGCAGTTGGCCAGCACTGATTTGTTGTGCGCCAGAATGTCGCGCCTGGTCTGCTTTTATCCTTTCGAAAGAGAAAGTAACAACCATTCGACTTAGCAGTACAGAGTCATCCCGCAAAGAGACCCTCTAATTCAGGCAATAAAAACCGCCCTGAGGCGGTTAGTTTCAGTCTGGCGGCATGTTACCTGTGAATGACAAACAGTGATTTGCATCTCGGACAGAGTAACGCCTGTTCCTTGCGTACCTTTGTAGTCGGATGATTGGATTTATGCCCACAAACAGGACAAGTCACTGTTATTTTTGTCGCAATATTTATACGTTTTAATGCGTAATCGAAAAATGACATGATGATTACCCTTTCAATAAATGGGTCTTATCATATCACCAATAGAGCGTTTTTTAATCAACTCAGCGCTTACGCTTGCTGTTTCCGGGATGACTCCCTGGCTAAAGTGGCTTCGCAATACCATAAAAAAACCGGGGGTGCCCTTTCTGATGGTTATGAAAAAGGCCGCAAAAAGATGCGGCCTTTTGTTATGCACAGTTATCAATTAAATAAACTCTCAGGAGCCATCCGGGAGAGATTACCTAAAAACGAGTAACTGACCTCCGACAGACTGGTGTTGGGACGGAGGTGCAATGATAGTAGTGTGTTTTATTTTTCTTCATACTAATAAACATATAATAATGGCAGTTCGCCTTTTTAACCGACAAATACCATTCAAATAGCCTATATATGCAGATGATTGCTCTGAGAGCATTGTCACACTCAATGAAAATCTTTGAAAATGTCATTAGCTGGTTTACTCGCCGTCGAACAGGTGCAGCGGCCTTGCCCTAACGAAATTAGCTTTAGTCGTTCGTTGTCATCTACCACACAAACAAAGTAGTCACAAAAACATAAAGGTTATAAAGTGAGCTATTTCCTGCCCTGTGGTGTATGGTTAGCAATCACTCACGAGGATAAAAACCATGTCGATGCTCAAAGACAAGATACGTACACTCAGACCTGTAAAAAGCACCTGTCCTCACTGCTCTCGCCAGTCAACACATAGCCTGTCGAGAATAAAAAACGATATAACATTGATCTGCCCATACTGCGGAAATATTTTCCTTCCCTCAGAAAGTAAACCTATCAAGTAACTGATCGAATACTTTACTGAAGCTGAAGTTCACTCTTAGGCTTCAGTAAACGAAACGACACAGCAATCAGCGTCAGGACGCTCTACAGCCTGCATCCAGCAGATGGCAAAAATGACGGCTCACTCCTTTCAGGCGATTCATTCGCTCAAAATCCCAAGTGTTAACATGCTTCTTCTCCTGCTTCTGATAATAAAAACCGCGGATGCGAGGTTTATTTGGTCAATGTTTGGTTTAACTGAACCTAGGAATAATAGGCCGCAAAATGCTCCTCAACCTGCGCCCTTGTGTCTACGCTCTCGTTTAATGTCAATGAGTCATAGCCCTTAATGTGAAAAACAGGTTCATATGCATAAACAGTAATCAATGCGTAAATTGTGTTGTCAGTACCAGAAAAAATCTCATATTTCACACGCGACAGGCGCTTATGTTCATTAACTAACATGTATGTTTCGATAAGTTTTTGAGTAACCATAACTATTCCCTGAATGAAAATGCCAAATTTCTTTCACTATACATGCCATAACCAATGGATTAAACATGCTCTAAATCGTTGATTTTTTTCAGAACCAACCTTCAAGTGTCTTCTCAGAGCCTGTGCTTTCGGATTTTTCAACACTTCGCATTTTCTTCATCGTGCTACTATCCATCCCGTAACGAATTGTATTTGTGAACACGTTTTCCGCCTGAACTGGCGGGATTTTTTTATCTCAAACACTGCGTATTGATGTATTCCTGCAGCGCCCTCAGGGCTGTCTGGTCGCTGATGATTCCAGCCCGGATACCGAGAACGTTTCGTCCAGCAACTGAAGAGAGTTCGACGGCGGCATCATCGCCCATGCTGGCGGAGCCGGTGGTTTTGGCTGAGGCTGACACTGGACACCTTCCTTTGACGAGCACCCGACCACCAGCATCAAGCCTGCGACGCAGTACATCATTTTCAGCTTTCGCATTCGCTAACTCCTTCGTGTACTTCGCATCCAGCGCAGCAATCTCATGCTGCCGGGCCTGCATGTTGGTGATGGTCTCGTTCGCCAGCTTAAGACTCTGCTCGGCGGTATCAGCGCGCTTCTGCTCCTGCTGGTACTTGCCGTGGTAGTGATTGGCTAGCCACCCTATAATGGACAGGGCGACAATTACAACAGCGCACACAATCTCTGCGGATCGGCTCATGACTAACCAGCCAGTTCGACGGCGCTAACAAAGGTATCGAAGCTGTACGGCTGATTACCGTTCTCATGCTTGATGATGGCCTGTAACAGCTTCACCATGAACCGGCTGTCACTGGTATCAATGCTATGGTCGGGGGTAACACCCGTTGCCTGAGCCACGCTGTTGATATACGCCTGTGTGTTGTTCTCATTCGGCGGAGCCCAGCGCTTGATAATGCCGCTTACCGTGTTCAGACCATGCTTACGCTGATAGTTGCGCAGGATGATAATCATCGCCCGGATGCCGTATTCCGGTGACATAAACTGGCAGAATGATTTATCTGTGCGCTGTGCTTTTGGCACCAGCCCCTGCCATTCATCACCCCAGCGGATATTACCGGGATTGTTGTTGCGTATACCGCGGGAAACATTACTGGTTTTCATCATTCACTCCTGCCCGTTTTTTAAGTGCGCTAATGGCAATTTCACGCAGCTTGTCCACTCCAACGAAACCAATCACTCCGCCAACAAATGGGGATACCGATACCGGAAGGCCGACAACATCAAGCGCACTGGTGATACATAAAGAAAGAGCGCCGCAAAGGACGCCCTCAATCCATTTGTTTTTACGGGTGGCACCGTCATATATCAGGCGTCCATAGGCAATGAGGCCAGCAAACAACGCCCCTGATATCTGGGGCCAGGAGTTTTTCAGGCCGTTCAGTACCTCTGCCCAGAAGTCAGGAGTTTTCTCGTTCATTTTCATAGTCTCTCACCTCCGACAGTTCGGATGGCGCTGCGTATAGATGGGAATGGCCGCCAGATGGATTTACGACAAAGCACAAAGTGAATGACGTTCTGGCGACCAGAATAGAAAAGGCCCGCGAATGCGAGCCCTAAATGCAGAAAGCCCCGGCGTTTGCCGAGGCTCTAAAATTTCGTCTTCAACGGTGAACATACAATGCCCATCGTTAGAACAAATTAACACGAATTCGGGAAAAGTAAATATCTCAGCGCGTTATTTGTTTGAGCTGAGCCTCGGCCCACGCCTCTTCTATATCGAATTTAGTGATCAGTTCGTCAAAGAATGGTTTAACCATCTTCTTCCATGTATCCAGGGTGATGGCGTCCGTTACCTGACAAATGGCACCGTGCACAGCAGTGGAGAGGATTCGTTCATACCCACGACCACCACAGCGCTTGCAGTTGCCCATGACAGGTACACCCTGCTTCTCGGTCTCATCCTGGTTCACTACCTTCCCTCGACCGTGGCAGTCGTTACACGAGGCACTTACCGTCCCTTTTCCCTTGCACTTTTGACAAAGCACCCGAACCTGTTCCCGTACAGACTTTACTTCTTCCCAGTCCGACGGCGAGATTCCCTTTGTTACTTTGACCCACTTTGGCGGTTTCCCATCTGGATACGATACTTTGTTGGTGAATACCTCTGCGTCGATGAATCCGGAACCGCAGCAGCAGTCACATTTTTTTTTGCTGGAAGCGCTTCGGGAATAATCCTCAAAAGCGAACGCTGCGAGGATCCTGATCACCTGAGGTTTTACGTTCGCCGAGAGCTTACGCAGCGCGGCAACTTTATCGCATTTTGTCAGCGCATACTCAGCTAATAGACTGATAGCTCGTTCCCGATCATTGTTGCTTATGCCCATCTTGCCCAGGAAAGCGCTATACCCCATAGCGGCTCGTTCCTGTGTCATGCCCATTGCAGCCATAATGTCAGTGCCGGTTAATGAGTCAGATGCCGTCGCTCTTGGAGAATCGCTAATCATCGTGGACTTCGCGAAGTGGTATTTCACTGTATTTTCAAGGTTCATGCGGTTTCTCCCAGAGACTGATAAATGCGGACAAAGTTTTTCAAAATTCGATAATCGGTCATTACAGTTCCGCGGTGCCGCCAGAGACGGAGCTTTTGCCAGCGTTCGCGGATGCGTTCGATAACGTCACGGCTCATGCGGCCTCCCGTTGTTTTATTAGCGTACGGCGTAGCGCGCTGTAATGGCGCCTGATGCCTTCCAGTTCTTCGATGGTGTATCGGTGAGGGGTGTTGTTGTTTTCCAGCGCCTCGACGCGCTCAGCGCCGATTTTCTCTACCAGGCCAATGCGGTACTGCTGCTGGTTTCCTGACATCTGCACGTTGCAGTGATGGCACTGCTTGTGAATATTGTCCTCGTTGTAGCGCAGGTGCGATGCTTTACCGCGGGAACGGTAATGGCCGGCTTCCCACTGAACCGTGTCGAACGTGCCGCAACTGATGCAAGGCAAGTCGTAGTCTCGTTCGCGGATATAGTCGTTAACGACACGCTGGGTCATATCTTCCCAGTGCCTGAGGGGCTTCACCGAGGCTTTGCGTTTACGCCATTCGGCGCGCTCTTTCTTCGCATTCGCCTGCGCCTGTTTTTCGCGCCTCTTCTCCAGTTCCTGCATGGCAAATTCAGCACCATGCTCAGGAGAGCACCAGCGGTGGTTCTCGAATGCTGGAGTGAATTTCGCCCGGCAGATTTTGCAGCGTCGTTGGGGTTTCTTTGCCATATTCACCCCCACATCCGGTTGCGCCAGCGGGAATCAGGACGCGGTGGATTCTTGTCTTCCACCAGCTGCGCACTGACGGTCCAGGTGATTAAATCCTGATTCAGTCTGCGTTCGACCCTTACGCCCCGCTGGCGATATTTCGCCATCAGCTCATCAGCCTGCTGCGTGGTGCAGTCGGTATGGTAAAACCATGAATATTTCATCGGCATCACCCCGCGAAGCTTAAAAGCTGATTTGCGGCGTTCTCTACTTCCAGCTGGCTGTTGAAAGAGCGAGAGAGGATCCACCGCCAGAGAACATCCAGCGATGCTTTGTACAGTTCCTGAAATTCGCATTCGTCCATGCTGGCGAAAGAAATGCTGCGAGGGTGTTTTTTCAGCGTGCCGTCCGGCAGCTGTATGGCGTCATAGTGGCCAGCTTCTACGATTACCCATGCACGATAGGCATCAAAGGATTTACAGATGCTGATGCTGCCGGAGCGTTTCTCTGCTATCCGGTCGAGGTATTGCTCGGCGGCATCGAGTAATGCTGATTCATTGCCGCCATAGGCTGCCAGGTATTTTGCATATCCGGTCACCAGTCTGCGTTCATTGGATGAGATCGCCCCGCCAGTAGGCTCCCAGTATTCGAATCCGAGATTGAGTAAAGCAAAGTAGCGGCGATGAAACGCCGGATTGCGGACGAGTTTGTAGTCGGCTTCCAGGACGGCGCCGAGCCTGCATTTTGTTTGCAGAAAATCGCTGGTCTCCTGCGTGGCAGGGATCAGGATACCTTGAGAATGCTTTATTAGGTGTAGTTGCTGCGCCATCGTTTTCTCCGGTGGCGCATTACTGTCAGGCGGCTGGTTGTTCAGGCCAGCGATTTAATTATGCTTTAGTCAGTTGGAGGCAGTCAATTCTTAGCAACCATTTCCCTGATAACTTCGAGCATTGTCTCTTTCGACCAAAGATGCTCATCCCTGGCCAGTTTCCTGCAAATCAGATCTCCATCAAAGAATGACATGAGAAACCTTTCATTTTTTCCTAACTTAAACGAGATAAGTTCGCGACCCGCACCATCCGTAATTGTCGCATTAAGATCCTCGTCTGGACTTGGCTCAACATCACCCGTCACATAACCCCCTGAGCGACATTCCGACGCACTCAATCAAGTCCGGTAGCAGCCTCAAAGGGAAACACTTTGGGAAATGCCCGCCACCATAAAGGCGAATCAGTAAAACCAGTCGTCAGCGCTTTCCCTCGTCTCCTGGAGAATATCTTCGATGGTCTCTTTGTCGCTTTCCATACCACCGAAAACGCTGAGACCGTCGGCCCCTGCACGTCGTATCGTTAATTTACAGTCCTCATAGCTCTGACTTAAACGCCGTAGCAGTTCAACTTCCAGAGCAGGGACTGCGCCATCAGGCAATTTTTTCTTACGGTCGATCGTGATTTCAACTTTCATAGCTACCCCGCCACAATACTGTATAAATAAACAGTACACCGATGCCGGGATTTTATCAATATCTTAACAGCACAAAACGTTAATTTTTAATTAGTGTGCTAAATAAAAACCCGACGTAGCGGGTTGATTTATCAGGATTTACTTTTTTTGGCTTTGCTCTGCCATCTCGATGTAACGCGGATCGGATGCCCGCGGCAACTGGATGCTCTGCTCGCGGTAGTAGCGCCCCCTTCCCATAAGATGCCTTAACTCAAACTTGAGCTGACAATTTTTTCAGGGAGTGCATAATCAAAACTGACGGTCAGCTTTGAGCGCAGGCTATGTGAAAACTCATAGCTTCAAATAGCCAAACAATATTTCTCATCTGTGCTTTAATAATGTCGTTTAAGTTGACGAGGTAATCTGTGATTTTATTCGGGTGACTCAGAATTTTTT